ATCCCTACGGCTGCCGCTCCGGGAAACGGTGCCGGGGTCACGCGTGAAAAATAAGCGAAATCAAAAGGGTAATTAAGGCCGGAAGGAAAAATGAAAGGAAAGGCGGTGGGAAAATTGCCGACAAAATCGAATAACACGGGCGGTCAAGGCGGCAAAAGACCCGGAGCCGGGAGGAAGCCGAAAGCTGTGGCGGAGAAAGCCGCAAACGGCAATCCCGGCGGAAGGAAGCTGACCGTCCTCGACATTCCGGATATTGAAGGATGTGAAATGCCGAAGCCTGACGAGATCCTTTCTGCCACACAGAAGGACGGAACGAAGCTCAAGGCGGCAGAAATATATGAAGCAGTGTGGCACTGGCTGGAGAAGCTGAATGCTACAGCTTATGTATCGCCGCAGGTGATCGAGCAGTATGCGATGTGCCGCGCAAGGTGGATGCAGTGCGAAGAGATGACGAATGAACTGGGATTTTTATCCCGTCATCCGACGACAAACAAACCGATCACATCGCCGTTCATCAATATCGGAATCAACTATATGAACCAGGCAACCCGTCAGTGGGATGCCATCATGCAGACCATCAAGGAGAACTGTTCCGTAGATTTCACAGGAGCAAACCCTAACGATGATCTGGAGAGAATACTTCATCAGAGAAAGGGCGTGTAATTATGTATGAAAAAGTAAATCCAAGTCATCCGGACAAACTGGCTGACAGAATCGCAGGGGCTTTAGTCGACCTTGCGTACAGACAGGATGAAAATCCGAGAATCGCAGTCGAAGTTCTGATCGGGCATGGCAGGTGTCATATCATTGCGGAAACTTCCGTGAAGCTTTCAAAGGAAGATGTACAGTCTGTGGTAAAAAGGATTGCCGGAGATGTGAAAGTGGATTATGTAGAAGTCGCGCAGGATGTGATTCTTGCAGGAAATCAGAAGGAAGAGATCCGCTGTGGTGACAACGGCATCTTTAAGGGTGTGCCGGTAACGCAGGAGCAGCATCTTCTTTCAGAACTTGCTCATGAAATCTATCAGGAGTATCCGTTTGACGGAAAGTACATCCTTGATAGCGGAAGGCTCATCATCTGCCAGAGCAATGCGAAAACAGCCGAACTTAAGAAGAAATATCCGGATGCAGAGATCAATCCGCTCGGTGACTGGACAGGCGGTCCGGACGTCGATACAGGTGCAACGAACAGAAAGCTTGGTTCTGATATGGCGGATTCTGTTACAGGCGGAGGACTTCATGGAAAGGATCTGTCGAAGGCCGATGTCAGCGTAAACATCTACGCATGGCTTCAGGCAAAGTACACCGAACAGCCGGTTGAGTTTTGCTGCGCCATCGGTGATAAAGAAATTGACGGGAAGCCTTATTCTGAAATCGTTGAAATTGCCCGCGATTATATCAACGCTGTCGGCGGATTTGAGAAGTTCGCAGAATGGGGGCTTGTATGATTACCACAACAGAAATGCAGCTTGTGCCGGTTTCAAAACTGGTGCCGTATATCAATAATGCAAGAACACACAGCCCGGAGCAGATCACAAAGCTTCGCGCTTCTTTACGGGAGTTCGGATTCATCAATCCCGTAATCATCGACAGGGACTTTAACGTCATTGCCGGACACGGAAGAATCCTTGCAGCAAAGGAAGAGAATATTGCCGAGGTTCCGTGCGTTTTCGCAGACCATCTGACCGAAGCGCAGAAGAAAGCATACATCATTGCCGATAACCGTATGGCTCTTGATGCCGGATGGGACGAGGAACTTCTGCGTGTCGAGATTGAATCACTTCAGGCGGAGGCTTTTGACCTTGCGCTGACAGGATTTGATGAGAAGGAACTTTCAAAACTCTTTGATGACGGGACGGAAGCCGAAGACGATGACTTTGATGTTGATGAAGAACTGAAGAAGCCGGTATTCTCAAAAGCCGGTGATGTCTGGACGCTCGGAAGGCACAGGCTCGTCTGTGGAGATTCCACGAAAGCAGAAACCTATGAAGTTCTGATGGAGGGAAAGAAGGCAAACCTTGTGGTTACCGATCCTCCCTACAATGTGAACTATGAAGGAACCGCCGGTAAGATCAAAAACGACAACATGGCATCGGAGAAGTTTTTTGACTTCCTCTTCGATGCCTTTTCTAATATGGAGAAGGTCATGGCAGACGATGCTTCCGTTTATGTGTTCCATGCGGACACGGAGGGACTGAACTTCAGGAAGGCATTTGATGCCGCAGGTTTTTATCTTTCCGGTTGCTGCATCTGGAAGAAACCGAGCCTTGTGCTTGGAAGAAGTCCGTATCAGTGGCAGCATGAACCGTGCCTTTTCGGATGGAAGAAAAGCGGAAAGCATCAGTGGTATTCCGACCGGAAGCAGACAACCATCTGGGAGTTTGAAAAGACAAAGAAGAATACGGATCATCCTACAATGAAGCCTATCCCACTTCTTGCTTATGCGGTTTCCAACAGTTCCATGAGCAACACGCTCGTGCTTGATCCGTTCGGCGGTTCCGGCTCTACGCTCATTGCCTGCGAGCAGATGGACAGAAGCTGCTACACAATAGAGCTTGATGAGAAGTACTGCGATGTTATCATAAACCGCTATATTGAACTTGCCGGTTCTGCAGATAATGTGAGCGTCCTTCGTGACGGAAAAGAATTCAGATATGATGAAATAACAGTTGATAATATGTGCCTTCAGAGTGATATATAGACATACCCAAAAAGGAGGTACACACAATGAATCTTAACTACAATGTGAGCGGCAAAAACCGCAAGGAACTGGTGACGGCAATCAGTGAGATTACCGGCATCGAAGCAAAGTACGCAGGGGTTCCTTCCTGCGCATACCGGATCGGAGAGATTGAAGTCGGAAAGACCGGAACAGTAACGGGTGACGAAAGACAGCTTAAAAGCCTTAAGGAGAAACTTTCGGAAAGAGGCTTTGCCTGCGAAGAGCCGGAAGCTGAAGCCGCATCGGAAAGAACCGGTATTGCAATCCAGATGCCAATGCTCGATGAAGCAGCGCTTCAGAACCTGAAAGCCATTATCGAATCAAAGAGCAGTCTTATAAAGAAAGCCTTCGGAACGGATGCGCTCCCGGTTGAGGAGATAGACGGAAAGCTGGACTTCGCATGGCTTTTGGAAGGTGCTTCACCGGAGAAAATCAGAGCATGCATGAACTTCATCACGAAGCTCTGCGAGATGGCAAAGACACAGAAGCGTGTCACAGCAAAAGAAAAAGAAACGGACAACGACAAATACGCATTCCGCTGCTTCCTTTTGAGGCTCGGATTTATCGGAGATGAGTACAAGGCTGACCGCAAGGTGCTTCTTAAAAACCTCACCGGTTCCTCCGCATTCAAAAGCGGAAAGAAGGGCGGTGATGCGCAGTGATTTTCATACCGGATGACAGACTTGCGGCTTTAAGGAAAACCTACTATGCCGGAGTAAGAGTGGAACTTCTGAAGATGGACGATCCTCAGGCACCGCCGGTCGGAACAAGAGGTACAGTTATCGGTGTCGATGATATCGGAAGTATCATGGTTCGCTGGGACAATGGATGCGGACTTTCGGTAGCCTACGGCGAGGACAGGTGTAGGGTGGTGAGCGATGATGACTGAAAAGATAAAGGAACAGATTCTCGCTATCCGGGACACGGGCAGAACCAACATGTTTGATATTAGGGCAGTGCAGAGGCTTGCCTACAAGGCACAGTTTTACGAACTCGTTTGTTACATCGATGAACACCGAGATGAATATGTACATTTCATTCTAACCGGAGAGACAAAATAAAAAAAACAAATGGAGCCGAGGCTCTATTTGTCGTGGTGAAAGTCGCAGGAGATGCGGCTTATTTTATTGCTGTGGAGGCGAATGATGATAAGAAAACTCAAACACTATAAGCCGACACGGTTTATGGCAAAGGACAGTTATTACGATAAAGACGCTGCAGATCACGCGGTGTGTTTTATCGAAAAGTTCTGCCGGCATACGAAAGGCACCTGGGACGGAGAGCCTTTTGAACTTATCGACTGGCAGGAACAGATTATAAGAGACATTTTCGGAGTGCTGAAACCGAACGGATACAGGCAGTTCAATACCGCTTATATCCGTTCGGTTTCAGCACTCCGAAAAT